CTTCGTTACACACCAGATTAAAACAATTTGGGTTTTTTAAAATTACTACATACGTATATCTAAACATACAAAAATAAAAGTTATGGCAGATCCAATTAAATTTACTCCTGAAGAAATCCAGGAAATCCAAGGTGTACAATCATTGTACAATGCTATTGTTACTCAAGCAGGACAAGTATACCTTGAAGAATTATCGCTTGATAAGAAAAAAGATCAACTTGAATCTAATTTTGAAGAAATTAGAAGTAAAGAATCAGAAATTATTTCAACCCTAACCACTAAATATGGACAAGGACAAATTAACCTAGAAACAGGAGAATTTATCCCAGCAGATAGCGAAGACTAACTAGGTTTGTAAAATATTTTTATATTTATGGGGGACCAAATACGGTTCCCCATAACTGTCTATATAACAGCATAAAATATTAACAAATGGCTACAGAAACAATAGTATCACCTGGCGTACTTCTACAAGAGATTGATAAATCTTTTATCACACCTGGTACAGACCCATCAGGATTAGCAATCATTGGCCCCGCTGCAAGAGGCCCAATTGAAATTCCAACAGAAATAACTAATTATAACTCTTTTAAAGAGATTTTTGGTACTACTGTAAGATCCGGCTCACAAGCTTATGAGTATTTTACAAACCTTGCAGTAAAAAATTATTTTGATAATGGTGGTGCATCCGCTATTGTAACTAGAGTTGTTTCAGCTTCAGATTCATGGGCGGCTGCTACAAATACATCTCTATCATCTAATGGTATAAACTCAATCACAGGACAAGTTAAATCAGACGCTGCCCTAGTAGTTGGCTCAGGGAATAACGACGATTATACTGCAGATGCATCACTTACTGATATAGCAACAGGAGGAGGAGGAGGAACGGGACTTACGCTTGATATAACAATTAGTGCTGGCGGTGCTGTTGCTACTATAGCAGTAAATGCACAAGGTTCAGGATACTCTAATACTGATGTTATCACAATCGCCGGCACATTATTAGGAGGAACAGGCACTATTAGTTTAACTGCTTTAACTGCCGGTCAAGTTGAAAACGTATCAGCTGCTCCTTTTCAATTAGAAACTTTAGGTAAAGGTGCAGATCTTAATAGTGTAGGGCCTGAATACACAGGAGGAGCATTACATTCAGGATCTAAAGATAACTTTAGGTGGGAAATTGGTAATATTAATAATAAAAACGGTACATTTACTGTGTCTATTAGAAGGGGTGACGACACAACAGCGTCCCCACTTGTACTTGAGCAATTTACTAATTGTTCATTAGACCCACTTTCACCTAATTATATTTCTAAAAAGGTAGGCGATCAATTACTTTCACAATCTTTAGATGGTACTGATTATGTAGTAAATGTTGAAGGTGAATTCGAAAACAAATCTAATTTTGTAAGAGTTTCAGCAGTTAACTTACCTACTTACCAGTTTTTAGCACCTGATGGAAGTGTAAATATAGATTCAAATGGCATTTCATATTCAGCATCATTACCAATAGCCCAAACAGGAACTTTCGAAAATGGTGCAGGTATTAATACACCAACTGGTTTCTCAGCTAAGTTTGGTTCAGATGCAGGAAATGATGGACTAGCTACAGGTTCTATCCAAGGATTAATTCCTGATGATTATACAGCTGCAATTGGGCTCCTTAAAAATAAAGATGAATATAAGTTCAAAACATTAGTTGCCCCAGGTTTAAACCAACAAAACCACAGCACTACTATTGCTACTATCATATCTAATACAACTGAAAGAGGTGATAATTTGTTTGTTGCTGATTTAGTTCAATATGGTGCATCTGTTTCTACTACTAAAACAGAATCAGAAGAATTAGATACAAATTATGCTGCTTCATACTGGCCATGGGTACAAGTTAGAAGCACAGAATTAAATAGAAACGTATGGTGTCCAGCATCTACCGTTATCCCAGGTGTGTTTGCTAAAAATGATAGTATAGCTGCTCCATGGTTTGCACCTGCTGGTGAAACTCGTGGTAAATTAGGTCGTTTAGGAATAAAAACCGAAGCTAAATTATCTAAAGCACAAAGAGATGATCTTTATACCTCAAAAGTAAACCCAATTGCTACTTTCCCAGATGTTGGTTTAGTAGTATTTGGTCAGAAAACACTACAACAAGCTACTAGTGCACTTGATAGAGTAAATGTCCGTAGATTGTTGCTAGATGTTAAAGACACGATAGGAGGATTTTCAGAAAAATTAGTTTTCGAACAAAATACCCAACAAACACGTGATCGTTTTGTAAGACAAGCCACCCCATACTTAGAAAGCTTAGTCCAAAGACAAGGATTATATGCTTTCCAAGTTAAAATGGATGGCCAACTTAACACATCTGATGTAATAGATGAAAACAAACTCGTTGGTCAGGTATTCTTACAACCTACTAAAACAGCCGAATTTGTAGTATTAGATTTCACAATCACACCTACAGGAGCAAGCTTTACAGACTAATAAAACAAAACTAAAAATAAAATGGCAACAGAAACAATAGTATCACCTGGTGTACTTCTACAAGAGATTGATAAATCTTTTATTACCCCGGGTACTGATCCCTCGGGACTTGCAATCATAGGCCCTGCGGTGCGCGGACCTATTGAGGTTCCCACCCTTATACAGAATTATAATGATTATAAAAATGTATTTGGTACTACTTTAGCATCCGCCTCTAATGCTTATGAATATTTTACAAGCCTTACGGTTAAAAATTATTTCCAAAATGGTGGTTCTACTGCACTTGTAACACGTGTAGTTGACACAGCAGCTAACTGGAAGCATGCTTCTAGTAGTTTAATAACTGCTCAATCTTCATCGGATGCTACTAACCAACCATTCAAATTAGAAACTTTAGGTAAAGGAGAATTATTAAATAACTTTGGTGCTGACCTTGAATTCACAGGTGGTGGTTTAAAAACCGGATCTAAAGACAACGTTAGATTCGAAATTAGTAATGTTAACACATCTAATGGTACATTTACTGTATCTATAAGAAGAGGTGACGACACAACAGCTTCCCCACTCGTACTTGAACAGTTCACTAACTGTTCATTAGATCCATTATCCCCTAATTATATTGCACAAAAGATAGGAGACCAATATTTTACTAATGATGGTACTAATGTAACAGTAAATGGTGAATATCCTAACAAATCACAATTTGTTAGAGTAAAAGATATTAAGCCCACTTACCAATATTTAGCTCCTGATGGGAGTGTAGCAATTAGTGATTCTACAAATGTTACCTATACAGCATCATTACCCATAGCCCAAACAGGCACATTTACGGGTGGTGTAGGAAATAACGTAAACGCCGGTCAAACATTTGGATCGGATGTTACAGGTACTAATATTCAAGGATTAGCAACAACTGATTATGAAAATGCTGTTGCAATTCTTAAAAATAAAGAAGAATTTAAATTTAAAACATTAGTAGTACCTGGATTGAATTATAGTGTAACAGATCATGCAACATTAATGGATACTATTATTGCTAATACAACCGAAAGGGGTGATAGCTTCTTTGTTGCTGATTTAGTTCCCTATGGATCTACTGTTTCAACTACTAAAGGAGAAGCAGAAAGTTTAGACACCAACTACGCAGCATCGTATTGGCCTTGGGCCCAAGTTAAGAGCACTGAATTAGGAAGAAACGTATGGTGCCCTGCATCAGTTGTTATTCCTGGTGTATTCTCAAAGAACGATAGCATTGCTGCCCCATGGTTTGCACCTGCTGGATTAACAAGAGGTGGAATTACTAATGTAGTGAAAGTAGAAAAGAAATTATCTAAATCACAAAGAGATGATCTCTATACTTCTAAAGTCAACCCATTAGCAACATTCCCTGGACAAGGTATTGTAGTATTTGGCCAGAAAACATTACAGCAGGGTACTAGCGCACTCGATAGAGTAAACGTTCGTAGATTGTTGCTAGATGTTAAGGATACAATTGGTGGGTTCTCTAGAAAACTCGTTTTCGAACAAAATACCCAACAAACCAGAGACCGTTTTGTAAGACAAGCTAATCCTTATTTGGAAAGTTTAGTCCAAAGACAAGGCCTTTACGCCTTCCAAGTTAAAATGGATGGCCAATTAAACACATCAGATATAATAGATGAAAATAAATTAGTAGGACAAGTATTCCTTCAGCCCACCAAAACAGCTGAATTTGTAGTACTCGACTTTACTATTACACCAACTGGTGCTTCTTTCACAGATTAATATATGTATTAACAACCAACAACATTAAACTAAAAATAAAATGGCAATTTTAAAGAA